GTAATGTGGTCAGTATGGGTTTTCCTCTAATATTAAAAGAAGTATTTAATATTACCGCTATTTGATTGCGGTTTTTTAATTCAGTTAATATATTGTAAAATAACTTGTGTTGTTTTTCCGTGACTGTTTGTAGTCTTGAAGTGTTATCTATATGGGTTATTGCTTTTAGTACGTTTCTGTATTCTTCTTTTACTTTCGGAGCATAGCTCATATAAACTGCTTCTGGTGCTTCTTCAAAGTATAAATCTTTATCTTCAAGCCTACATACCGGCGCGAAAGGCCTATACCATTCTCTAAACTTTACTTTTAAATTAAGCACATCTTTCATATCAGAAAGAGTAGGGTCACAAATAATACTTCTATTGCCTAGCGCTCGCGGTCCGACCTCTGAACAACCATCAATAATACCAATAATTTTACCTGATTTAATTAAATTTACTATCTCTGTAATAGTTACTGGTGTTGCTTTACGCTCTTCTATATAGTTAGTAAACTTATCTTTATCTAAAATATCCCAACCGCAATATGTATTAGCTTTCTTTACTGCTTCTGGGTGATCAGTTAAAAATTGACCTAAAGCGAGTCCGCAGTCGTTCGGGTTGGGCGGTACATAAAGCTTAATATTTGGCTTATTATTTTTAAGCCATGAATAAATTTTTTGGTTTGAAAGTACGTTTAATGCACAACCACCTACTAAAATTATATCATGATTAAATCGATTAAGCACAGAAGTTAGCAAAGCATGCACATATTCTTCAAACACTTTTTGAGAAGTTGCAGCTAAATCATAACCAGATTGCCCAGACAGAGCATTATAAGACAGATTAAGATTGATATCTCGTCCCAGCTTTGAACTATTATTAGTTATATAGAATTTTTTAAGCGGCTCTATCCATTCATTTTTTATTTGACCATATGCGCATAATCCCATTACTTTACCTGCATATACAAGAGAATGATACCTGTCGTCGGGCCCAGGTTTGATTTCAGAGATTGGACTAGCTATAAAACTGTAAGGTACCCCTAAATTAATATTATAAGTCTCAACAGTTTTAATATCATTATCTTTAGCGTGATAGACTCTAGTGTAAACAGTTTCATTACTATCTATACCGCCACCGTCAATAGATAGTATTATTGCTTCTTTGAAACCGGATAGTCTATAACCACAGATTGCATGAGAAAAATGGTGGTCTTTTTTAAAAAAAGTCGCATCTGGAAAAAAATCTTTAATTAACTCTATATCAGTATTTGAAATTTCATTATGTAGTACTTTTGTGATATGATAACATGTTTCTTTAATATAATTTAAAAATTTTTTTCGTTCTTCTAAGTTAGAGCCTATACCTTCTCTTGTGTCTAATTTATCTGAAAACGCAGCATAACGCTTTTTAACTAAACGCTCATATTCTAATATTTTTAGATCTTCATTTTTATCTATATATACCGCACTACAATCATGAGCCCCGTATATACTTAATGTTTGTTTCATATCTCTCATATTTTATTAGCGCGTAAATACAAGTCATTAACGTACGCCTTTACTTTATCTTTATCTTTAATGTCCAAAAAATCAATAAATTCAGATATAGAAGTTTCGACACTTACGCTAAAATTCTTAGTATTAGCAAGTTCATTATTAATTTTACTAATTTCAGTATAGTCATAATCTATTGTCAGCTCTACAGGCTTTACTGAGACTAACTTACGTACAATAGCATCTACCAAGCTTGGTTCTAGTTGCTTATCTATAATAAATTTTACTATATTGCCTGCAATTAACTGTTTGATAACTGTAGCGGTATGTTTACCGCTAAAGATTTCAGAGTAATAAATCTTATTGTAACGCGGAGAAATATTGTTTTCAATAAACTCGTACGAAAGAGTATCTAAATCTAAAATATAAAGCCCTTTAGTAGTATTATAATCTCCCCAGTCTTGCTGATACGGGCAACCTACATAAAGAATAGTACCTTCGCTGTATTTTCTTTCCTCTCTATGATGAAAATGTCCTGAAATAGTAAGCGGCGCTCTACTGGTAAGATCAGCGGATTTAAGACCGTTAGTGCAGACCTTAAAAGAATTCATTTTAAAACTATTAATTTCAAAATGTCCTACAATTAAGTCACACTTAGGTACTTCATTTATATCTTGACCCCACGGGCAAAAAGCTATCGTCTTTCCTTGGAGGTTAACAACTTGAAGAGTATCAATAACAGTAATGTTAGACCAGCCTCTAAGTACGGAGACGGAGTTAACGGTAGAATTATCACGATAATAAGCGTCGTGATTGCCGACTGTAATAATGATATTGAAGTCGCGAAGTATATCGAATATGTCAGTAGCAATGTGAAGAGTGTTAACAGCAATATCGTTGCGATCATGAAAAATGTCTCCGGGTATTATTATATCTTTTATGCCTCTTTGTTTGAATTGTTCACAAGCCCACTTCGCGTGATCTAAAGCAATCTTATGCCATGTTTCACTGTTGCGATGTACTCCGTAATGTGGGTCTGAAAAAATACCAATTTCAGAGTTATAAATTTTAAATGTCATTATTTTTGTGTATTGGATTTATAGGGTCATCAACTCCTACTTGCGGGCCGATCACGCTATAAACTTCTTCTTGATAAGCTGCTAACGTATCTCGCATTCTTTTTTCTTTCTTAATACGAGATCTCCAGCAGTTAAACGCTATAGAATTAAAGTATGAAAACGGGTTAAAGCCACGGTCAAATTTGTATTTTTTCTCTTTAATGGCATTAAACATGTTTATTAAAGAATCCCCTATTGCTTCTTCTTTGAATGTATAATTAATAAAATTAGGGGCATGTGCTAAACCATAAGCAATATTTTTTATCATCAAAGCAAGCTTATCGGTAATAACATTACTCTCATAGTACATTTTAAGTTCATCTGTAAACTCTTTAGGGCTTACATAATAAATTTTTTTAGCTTGCGCAGATGCGCTTAACTTCTTTTCTTTTTTAGGTGGCGCTACTTTTTCAGCCGGGGCTGCCTTCGGTAACGTTTTTTTCGGTAATTTTGATTTTTTCAAGGGCATAAAATTCTTTACGTTTATTATAATGAGCTTTTCCGTAAACTAAATCGTCAACTATATCTATTAAAGTTAATATTGATTTGTTTTCGTGAGTGCGGAGTCCGCGGCCTATTGATTGAAGAGTCTTAATCTTTGACTTACCACCAGCTGCAAACATGATATAGTGTATATTTTTAATTGAAATACCGGTAGAGAAAATTTTGCTTATCGCGACACAAACTACATTGTCATGTGCTTCCATCATTTGCTGTATCTTTACTCTATCTTCTAATTCTACACTACCTTGTATAAAGTATACTTGTTTGTTTTCAATAGTAACTAGATTGTTGTACAAAGTCTGGCCGTGATCAATATGATCAACCAGAATTAGACAGTTATTTTTTAGTTTCTCAACAACATTCTTTATAATTTTATTTCTATACTCATTACTATGTATAAAATCTAACTCAAGACGGTACTTTTGCATTGACGAAACTGACGTGTAATCAGGTACTCTATCGTACTGTAAGATTATAGAAAGAGCTTGAGCGTTTGCAATATACTTATCCCCAGCTATTTCTCTTAATTCAGTTGTGGTCTTTTTGTAAATGACTGGCCCTATATAATTGAATATATTCCATTTATCTATATCGTCTTCCGGTAGAGTACCTGTAAACCCTATACGTCTTAATGTAGGTATCTTGTCGAGAAGTTTACATATTTTATTGCCGCGGCGGAGTTTATGGCATTCATCAACAATTAAAAAACCTACCTCTGCAAACCAAGATAAATCAGATTTTTCTGATTGAAGTATGCCCATATTAGCAATAATAACTCTACAATTAGGATCTAGTTCATTACTACCTGTCCATTTAGTAACTAACTTCATAGGAAAGTTATATGAAGTAAAGTCTTTATAAGTTTGCTCTACTAACCCTATATCTGGCACAACTATCAATACTTTTTGAGTGTAATCTATATATTGTAAAGCACCATATACTAAATTTGAAATAATAAATGTTTTACCACCCCCGGTAGCAACCTCGATAATACCGTATCCGCGTTCTAACGCGCGACCTATGGCTTCAGTTTGATAATCTCGTAGCTCAAAATTACAGTTTAATTTTTTTATAATCGGGCCAGGTACAACTATATGTACATCGTTATATAATTTTATAAGATCTCCATTAAACACTATGTCAAAGGGTATATCTAGTGTTTTTAGGTACTTTATTATTTCTGGTACCAACCCGACCCCGCAATACCCGGCTGGGGTAATTGCATATATTCTTTGCGGCATGAATCTGCCAAATTTATTGAAATGAGCGGCTTTATTACGAACCGAAAAACGTTCTTTAATGTTACTGAAAAAATCAGAAACAATTTTAACTTCTTTTCTCTTAGGATCGTAATTAAACTCTACTCTCATTACGTTGTCTCAAGTTTTTGAAGATCTATAAGATTTTTACAATCCCAAGTTAAAGAACTTGTGAGTTTTTCAACTTTTTCTAAATACTCTATAATAGTTTCGAGTTTATCGATACTTTCCTGTATTTTAATTATGTTTTCGTCATTTGATGCAGCTTGTTCTAATGTGGTCTTTGAAAGCGGTATAGGCGATTTACTGATCATGTTTTTTACAGCTTTCTTTTTTGTATCATTAAGTTTTTTAAGCTGCATTTTGTGGTTCATTAACCGACCTACCCACTTATGTTTTATGGTAGGGACTAGCATTGCTTTGTCTTTCAAAGACAACTCATCGACTTTAATGTCCTCAGCTATTTCTTTCTGATATATATCAAAAAGATTATCTAAAACCAATGATTCCATATTACTAAGTATAAAGTATATTATACAATAATCAACATGAAAAAATTCAATAAAAGAATGGAACAAATTTTAGAAGATGTTGGAGCTGATGCAGGTGCCGCAGGTAATACAACGACTACAGCCTTTGGCTCCGGTCAAGCTCATCCAACTCAAATAGGTAAGAGTGGCGGTTTTTATGCCCCAGAAGATGCTCGTAATATATTTGGCGGGAAAGCTAAAAAAGGTAAAAAGTCTAAATTTAAACCCCCGGGATTTAAAAAGGGTAAGATGATACGTAGAAGTTTTCCCGGGATGTAATAAGTAGTCAGAAATGGCTAATGCAAGTAAGAATAAAGGTAAGAGCTGGGAGCGAGAAATTGCAAAACATCTTACTGCAATATACAAGGTAAATTTTCAAAGAGTACCCAATAGTGGCGCGTTTGTAGGTGGGTTTAATGCTAACCGCATTGCAAATCTAACCCCTGAGCAGCTGTTACTAGCTTCAGGAGACATTATCCTGCCCCGATTTTTATCTCATATAACTCTTGAAGGTAAATTTTATAAAGATTTTAATTTTGAAAGTTTACTTATTAACAACCAACAACTCGATGGATGGATTGAGCAAGCATCTGTAGTTGGTAAAATTCCTTTTGTTTTATTTAAAATTAACCGTAAAGGTGGTTTTGTAGTATTTCCTTCTAGTATTAAAGATAAATTAATAGTTGAAGGTAGCTATTTAAATTATTGGGTCACTAAAAAGGATAGTGCAGCTATGGGTTGTTATATTATAGTTAAGATGGAAGGCTTTTTTGAAAAGAACAAAGAAGCTATAGTTGCTCTTAATCAAGATAACTATAAACTGTACTGTGATGCGTTTTTACAGAACAGCTCTGAATCTTCTAATAATTGATTTTACTTGGATAGAAGAAAACGCTAGTAAAGATTACTACCAGCAATTAAACGACTGGGGTATATTGGAAGAAACATTAAAAGATAAAGAAAAAGACCGGCTACGTCTTTATCATTATACAAAATACATGTTTAATGTTTTAAAGGAAAACGGTAATAATAGAAATATTGTTTTTTATGTCAACAATGCTAAAGAGAATCCATATCTAAGCATTATTACTAAACATTTCCCGTTTATAGTACATTACGGCAATATAGATTTTGTTTGGATTGACTCCGATAAAGGAGAGTCAAAAGAAATCATAGAAGGGGTTAAGACAACTAGATTTAATTTTGATTATAGCAAATACACCAGACAAAAGGCGGCTGCATTCCACGACAAGTATAAAATCCAGCCATTTAATTAAAAAATCCACTTGAGATATATATTATATATGGTATATAAGGCGAACGAAGTGAGCCTTAAAAAAGTTACCTACAAAAAGAACCTTATACAATACAAACGTTTACATTACCATGTAAACAAGCCTCTCCTTTCTCCCCCTAAGAGATTATAAAAATCATATACAAAAAAATCAACTAAGAGTTTACAAAATAGTTAGAAACTAGTAAGTATAATAAATATGGATAAGATTTATCAAAAAGTTAAAGCCAAGAGTAAATTTTTTAAGATGTTGGAAGAATATAATATGGGCGGGCAACCAACTACATCTACTCCAGCTGGCGCTAATCCAGGCACTTTACCGGTAACACCTCAACCAGGAGCAGCTACAGGGGGTGTTGATCCTAAGGTAGTAGCCATGCAGCAAGCCGCTGCTAAAAAAGCTAAAGAGGCTCAAGCTAAAGCTGCTCAAGCTGAGTTAGCTGCATTACAAAAAGCTGCGAATGATTTTCCAGCTCAACAAAAGATGATGAATGATAGAATTAAAGCTCTTCAAGCGACAATAAAAGGCGCGAGTACATCAAGTGCTAGTTCACCTTTAGGTGGTACCCTTTAATAATGAAAAAATTTGATTCTATAGTTAACAGAGTATTTACCGATCTGCTCACTGAGCAGCCTGCCCCACCAGCTCCACCGCCAGGGTTAGATCAAACCGGTGGCCCTCAGGGCCAGCCTCCCATGGCGCCTCCCGCAGCACCGGCTCCTGCTCCTATGCCAGCAGATATACCTGACCCGGAGAAAGAGCAAAAACCTAAGCCGTTATCTTCTCCAGGTCGGGCGTTTTTAGTAGACTTAATTAGAAGAGCCTTAGAAATCGATCCTAAGTCTATGGATGATTCTGATATGGGGGTGTTTGCTGATGATGAAGTGACTATTGAAAATGCTTCTGAAATAGAAAAGAAACTAGCTAGTATTATTAACAGGCTTAATCCTGCTAAAATAGATTAATTTTCTCTAGCCATTATTTCAGCATTACGTTGCATACGTTTTGCAACTCCTGAACCCGAGGCTAACGCGTCTTTATATTCCTTATTATTCAAATATTCTTTTGCAGCTGCTTGGTAGTTCCCTCTTCGTAATAACTCTCTTGCGCGAGGCGAACCGGAAAGGTCCCCTCTAAAATATCCGTCAATAATCGCAATTTTTAAATTCTCT